AGAGTCTTTATCCTATAAAAGTCCCTAAGCTTATTGAGAAGTATAATAAGCCCACCGACACGATGAATGACTTCTGTAAGAAGCTAGTGTCGTTGTGGCCTGATGCACTAAAACTACTCAATGAGGATTATTTAGAAACGAGCCATTTAAAACATACGTACACTTTTCACGTTGATAAGAATAGAGTTTGCAATATAACGGGACCACCAAAATCTTCCTTTGGCTTGAGAGCTGGCCCGACGGTATCACACACCGGAAAGTATGTTAAGAAAACTTTTACTGTGAATGGCAAAAAGAAAGATCAAGAGGATTATACCAATAGAGTCGTTTGGGAAATGATTGAAGACATACTGAACGGTGGAATGCCACGTCACCCTGATCCAGTAGCAAATATGGTGCTTAAGCAAGAAATGCACATATTGCCAGATGAATGGTGGCTCCTATCCGAAGAGGAGTTACAGAAGGAATTAGACCGTATTGCGGAGAAAGCTCGCGAGTACTTTATAATGTCCTATCCTGACTATAAAATTGGAATTTTATGCCAGGGATTCAGGCAGAAAGTTGAACGAGGAAATGTGATAAGGATAGGTCATAAGTGGGACTATGGAGGAGCTTTTAGAGCAGCGCAGTTCATGCGTTACGATGTTCCCACGATGAATTTTTGGACGAGCGATATTAAGGGACAAGATACAGGAATTCTTGCGGCATTGTTACAGTTGTATGCCGCAACGGCCGTCTACTATCTAGATAAGGATAATACAGGTCCAGCGATGGAAAGAGTTTACCGTATGCTCTGTAAATTGTATGGACAAAATCTAGCGTATAAGATAGTGCATCAGTTCCACGACATATGGGTAGTAATAATGGGCTGTATGCCTAGCGGATCCCTGTCTACATCTCACGGAGATTCATGGATTTTGGCATTCGCTTTCTGCTTGTTCTTAATACATACAATGTCTGTAAACCCCCTAATAGCTAATAAAATACGTAAGGAGATAACTGATAGGTTAGTACCTCTTATGGTCTATGGAGATAATTTAGTATTAGGGTGTCGAGATATCATAAAGAAGTGGGTGAACATTGATGCTTTTGCAGATTTTTGCGGCAAGGCTTTTGCTTGGGAGTTCAAAGAGATACAACGGGAAGTGCCTTTCCTGTCTATCCCTGATGGCAGTGGAGGTTATTTAGTACAAGGTGTTGTATTTTTACAAAGGACCTTTATTGAATCAAAAGATGCCGATCTTCCTTTAGTAGTGTCGTATAAATCATTGTATAAGACGGTTGTAAAGTTAGCTCATGGGAAAGGGGAGGAACGAACCCCAATAGACTGCATGATGGCATGTATAGGGCATGCTTATGACACTAAAGGAACTAATAAAATAGCTTATGATTTTGTAAGGTATGTTTATTATTACATTTCCAAGCACTATGGAGTAGATGAGGATAAGTGGTTTGAGTTGTTTCTAAAGGGAGATTTGCGTGATGGGAGTGTTGAGAGACTGATGAAGAAAACGGGAATTACCATAGAGGAGCTTCAGGCGGGCTTTCCATCCGAATTGGTGTTGCGTAAGAGACAAATTTGGGATGAGGAAAAGAGCAAAATTGAGTATGAGAATGATGATATAATAGTTCACCTCAAT